ATTTTGTACACACTATAAATTAGTAGACACTTATGATTATAGAAAAATACGGACACCGTCGACGCCGATGACGGAGGAAGAATTAGCGTATTGTTATAACGATGTAAAAGGTTTAGAAGAGTGCATTTTGTCGAAATTAGATGACGAGTGTGACACGTTAGCTAGCATACCTTTAACATCGACGGGATACGTGCGGCGAGAAATGCGTGCAGAGTGTCGAAAACATCCAGAATATCGCGAACTTTTTGAAATACTTATGCCTACTACACAAATTTATACGTTATTGCGTCAAGCGTTTCGTGGCGGCAATACTCATGCGTCAAGGTACTATGCAGATGCCGTCATAGAGGGAGTTTACAGCAAAGATAGAGTGTCTAGCTATCCGGCATGTATTGTAACTGATTTATACCCAATGACACCATTTATAGTGTACGAACCTAAGTCTTACGCACAACTTATAGCGGATTGTGGAAAAAAGAAAAATGCTATAATAATGCGTATAACTTTATTTGATTTAGATGTGCACGATGATGTGACCGTGCCATATATTGATTTTGCGCACTGTATAGCCTACAGTAAAAATTATGTAAATGATAACGGACGAGTGTTATCAGCCGATTGGATAACATATGCTTGTACAGAGTTGGACTTTTTAATTATAAATAATCAATATAGCTATGATACTACGCGCCTAGAATGGCTAGAGGGCTACAAGGCAGAGAAAGACTACTTGCCTAAACCCATAGTTGACACAGCTCTTTCTTATTATGATAAGAAAACACAATTAAAAGATGTGAGCGGAAAAGAATATGAGTATGCAAAAAGCAAAAATAAGGCTAATTCCGTTTTTGGTGTTATGGTTACAGATATATGTCAAGGCGAAATAGAATATATAGATGGCGTGTGGTCTAAGATTATGCCGGATAAGGAAAGCGCTATAGCGTCTTATGCCGCAAGCAAAAACTCTTTTTTGCTATATCAATGGGGAGTATATATTACAGCAAATGCGCGCTATGAACTGCAATGCATGATTGATGCTTGCGGCTATGATTTTGTGTACGCAGACACGGACAGTGTAAAATTTATTGGTAAAAAACATTTAAAATCTTTTGACGACAGAAATAATTATTTATTATCCAAAAAACAAAAGTACAGAAATTATAGTGATCGTTTAAACGATGATGGCACAACAACGCGGTACACGCTCGGAGTATGGGATGATGACGGATTTTACAAAAAGTTTAAAACTTTAGGCGCTAAAAAATACGCGTATATTTCTGATGACAAAAATAAAAAAACTGGGGAGATAAAAAAGGATGTTTTGCATGTTACAGTGTCTGGTCTATCCAAGGATAAAGGCGCGGCAGAACTTGCGCGTGGAAATGGCTTAGATGATTTTAAAATAGGGAAAATATTTACTGACTCGGGGCGCACAGTGTCATATTTTAATGAGAGAGACGTGCATACTATAAAAGTGGTAGATTACTATGGAAAAGAATGTGAGTTTACAACAGCGTCTAACATAGCCATCGTAGATACTACCTATACATTAGGCATATCAGATGAATATGCGGCAGTCTTAGGATCTTGTATAAATTTTTCTGAATAATTAAATAATAGTTGACAAAATAGAGAGCTAGCGTATAATAGATAATGTAAGGAACATACAAAGCAACTAAACAAGAAAGAGAGGAAATAAACATGAGAAGATCGTTTTATGAAAAAGTTAAGAGGCATGGCTCGGTTGACACCAGAAAGTATAGATACGTGATAGAGGATTATGGCAATGTAGCACGTTTACCTCTCGAATATCTGGATACTACAAGGGCGGAAGATGGATGGAAAATTATCAAAATTCCGGTGGAGTGGAAATAATGACTATAAAGTTAATAACTGATTGGCTTATATCTTATTATGAGACAGGCTACCTGTCTTATAACGAGATACGAAATGACAGAATTTTGTTTAAAATTCGCAGATACTTTCCGCGAGTCAATCCAAAAGAAGCGGAAGAAGCAAGAGAACGCGCAATCATGTATATAGAGAGGACAACAGTATGAAAATAAGCAAGGATGAAGCAGTGTACGCAGTGCTAAAGATGGTACTAAATGAGGATATTACATTGGATATGCTTTATAATGAAATGTGGCTATACTATTTATTAACAGGGCTTGGTCTATCGACCCAAGAAGCAATTAGCGCAAAACGCGAGTTAAAAGAAGCAATTCTAAATTGTTTAAAAGAAAATTTAAAAATTTAGAAAAAACCTCTTGACATTTTCTACTAATAAGCGCATAATAGATAATGTAAGGAACATACAAAACAACAAAGCAACCAAACAAGAAAGTGAGGAAAACAAAATGACATTATTTGATTTATTCACAGCGAACGCAGAATGGGATACAAAAACAGAATTAACTATTAGCTACAATCATTTAGGTGATACTAAATGGGATTCTGGACAGGCGTTAGACATAATTTATAAATATGAAAAATTTGAGGTTTTAAGTTTTTATAAAAACTCATTATTTTTAAGAGAACAAGAATAGCCGAAACGCCCTAATGGGCGTAACGTACAAGGTCTGCAAAGCAGGGAGGAAAAAACAAAAATGAATTTTTATAATTTATACATGTTAAATAGCGGTTGGACACCATATTCAAATATAGATATTGCGTATCTACATGATGGAAAAATAGTTCGCGATTCTGGTTCGGCAATAGACATGATTACTAAATACCATAATTTCAGAGTAGTCGCTTTTATAATGGATAATGTAACCTTAGAAGAAGTAACTGAAACGCCATAACGGGCGTAACGTACAAGGCTTGCAACCTTGCGTCTAATAATGCTAAGTAACGCACAAACAAGAAAGTGAGGAAACAACAATGGTAAGAATATCAGCAGAGACAAAATATAATTTAATGGGAGCGGTAGAGAGATGTAGTAACTATTATAAAAATACAACTCACACGTATAACTTTAAAGAAATATACCGTGATACAGATAATACTTTTGTCTTTCACGTTACGAGAATTTCTAATAAAGATCTATGGCGTCTCGTAGAACCGGAAACAGTTGGATACATTAAATTATATTTAGATGATAAAACAAAAAAGACTGAATTTTTCAGATAAAGCCGAAACGGGAGACACAATCTCCCGTCGCTGAAAAGATAGCAACTTACAGTCTGACGATGGCAAGCTACAATAAGCTACGCAGTTCGCTACATTATTCAAAGAAAGAGAGGAACAACACAATGAAAGCACCGTTCACAAGAACAGTAACCACATCGGTTGATTATGATGTGGTAACAGTATCTACCAAGGGAATTGAAGTTCTCGACCATCTGCATTTACCGGACGAACTCGATACGGCTACTAAAAAGGCAATCGAGAAGAAGCACTTCGGCAAAAAGATTCAGTTCATCGAATCTGCCAGAACAGAGGAAAAGCGCTATATTTCCTATGAGGATTTCATGGCGCATTCCATGGCAGAAAAGGACTGGAACGATCACAAGGCGGCAACGGCAGAGTCCGCACAGGCTTCCAAGTAAGACAAATGTTTCACGTGAAACATAATTAACACAACTTAAATAAGAAAGGAAAATTAAACAATGTCAAGCAGAAAAATCAGAGGAATTGTAAGAAACATTTTTGTCAAAGATGACAACGAAGTATCAATTTTAATCGAGATCGACGAGAAAACAGCGACAGAGCTCCGCGGCGTGTATGATGCAAAAATCGAGAATCCGTTAAAGGACGGTGAGGGCGATCTTGAGGGCAAGGTGCTGTACAAGGCACACACAAAATATCCGGTGAACCTTTACATGCAGGGTGACCCTGTGGAAACAGAGGACGAGACGGAAAATATCGAAGAAATCCGCAAAATCGGCAATGGTTCGGCTGTAACTATCAGAGTCCGCGAGCAGTTGGACGGTCGCTACAAGTCAAAGAAATTCCAATCTGCTTATCTCAAGGCGATCAATGTACGCGAGCTTGTAGAAGCAGAGCCGTATATGGATTTTGACGAAGATGACAATTAAATAAGAGTCAGCCGCACAAACTGCCATCCAACCGCATGGAACAACATACATGCAGTAGAATGTCATTGAATGGCATTGAACGGCATTGCACAGCATTAAATGTTGTGTGATGCCGATGGATGGCAGATAAGCGGGTGTATTGCATTACGGGTATTGGATAGTTATTTGGTTTTCTCTAGTTTCCTCCGACTTGCCTAGTCGAAAATGTCCAGATTTTTATGTCAACCAGTACCCGTAATGGAGTATTACCCGCCATCCCGTTAAAGTCTCGTACACCAAACGGAAAAACGTTGAGACGCGGAGTGGTGTCCGCAAGGATGGCGGCGAACCTCTAATAAAATAAGGAGAGAAAAAGAATGATTTATTTAATTACTTTTTTATTTATGGTTCTGGATTTTCTGAGCGGAATCGTAATGGCAGTGAAGAACAAGAATTTCAATTCTTCCATTATGCGGGAAGGGCTTTTCAACAAGTTCGGTTCTGTGTGCGTGATTGCTTGCGCTGTGCTTATTGACTGGGGACAGACCTATCTTGACCTTGGTTTTACCGTTCCTGTGGCATCTGTCATGTGCAGTTATATTATTCTTATGGAGATCGGTTCGATTTTGGAAAACGTCGGGAGAATAAATAAGAACTTAGTACCCGAGAAAATCCGGTCGATATTAGAAAAGGTTTCATAATGTTTCACGTGAAACATTATTGGCGCGTAGTTCAGAGGAGAACAGTAGATTTTGACTCTATAGTTGCGGGTTCGATTCCCGCCGCGCTAGTTTTTTTTGGAGGAAAAGAGAAATGAAGTTTACAAGACCTTATTACAATTTAGATGAAATTAAAAGTGTAAAAGATTTAGATGGTTGCGAACCGATCTTGAGAATGATTATTGGAAACCGTAGCGCCGGAAAAACCACGGCTTTACTAATTGAAAGTTTGAATAAACATAAAGAGGATAGTTCGCAAGTTGTATTTTTATATAGGACACAAGACGAGATAGCAAGCAGTGGCAAAATGTATGAAGATGTTTTTGACAATTACCCAGAAATGGGTAAAATGGTTACAAATAAAAGTGTAGTTAAAGGGCTTATTAGCGCTATGATTTTACATGACGCAGAGGAAAATCAAAGCGTTTTAGGCTATGCGGTTTATTTTAACAATCCCGATAAAATCAAAAAATATAGCCCTATGTTTAAAGATGTAAATTTGATTGTTTTTGATGAATTTGTACTTGAAAACAATGGTTATTTAAAAAATGAGATAACTAAGTTTGAAAGCGTTTTGCGTAGTATATGCCGTGGTAAAGGTAAGCAAGTGCGTGATGTTCCAATTTACATGCTTGCGAATTATGTAGTTTTGCTAAACCCATATTATATATTTTTTGGTATGCACAAGCGATTGCGTGATAATACAAGGTTTTTACGCGGTCATGGTTGGGTAGCACAATTTACTATCAATAAAAGCGCTCAGAAAGCGCTTAATGAAAGTGGATTAAGTAAAGTTTTTAGTAATAGTGCTTATACGCTATCATCCGCTGATGGAATTTATCTATGTGATGCCACGGCTTTTGTTGAAAAAATCAGTGGAAACAGTAACTATATTTTTACTCTTGTATGTGGGAAAGATCGTTTTGCTGTAAGAGAGTATCCGGAAAAAGGAATAGTTTATATTGACTACACAGCAGACCCAAACGCAAGACATATTTTTACATTTGACCCATCAAGCCACAATGCGGATACGCTGATGCTATCGAGTAAGTCTTTTATTTATGATTATTTAAAGAGGGCTTATGATATGGGGCTATTGCGTTTTAAAGATTTGAAGTGTAAGAATATTGTGTTGGATATTTTGAGTGTGAGGTTGATGTAATGGCATTGAGCGATTATAGAGATTACGGTTATAGCAAAGCGGTATGGGATAATTTAATGACATACATAAATAACTCTATAGGCGTAGCGGCGTTGATGGGAAATTTATATGCAGAGAGTGGAATAATACCATATAGATGCCAAGGAGATTTTAGCTCCATCAACAATTTTTTACCAAGTAAAAATTATACTAAAGACGTAGATAGCGGTGTAGTTAGTGAGTATGATTTTGTGGAACATGGATTATATGAGAATAAAGACGGGTACGGGCTTGCGCAATGGACTTATTATACACGTAAACAAGGATATTATAATGCATGGAAAAGTGGCGGCTACTCAAGTATCGGTAGTTTGGAGTTAGCTTTATTTTATCTTAAATATGAGTTAGAAAATGATTACACTGATACTCTTAATGTGTTAAAAAATGCTAGTGATATTCGTACAGCTAGCACATATGTTCTTTTTAATTTTGAAAACCCCGATAATAAAGGGGAAGCAGTACAGAATTTACGGTATAGCTATTCGAAAGATATTTACGATAGTTTTAATGGTTCTGCACCGATTGAAAGAAAAAGCTTGACTATAACACCAACTAGTGCTAGTATTATAGACGGGGGAACTGTTACAATTAGTGTTGAAGCGACCGGAGAGTGGACGTACAACTTAGGGCACTATCTCTCACTTGTAGAAAAAACTGACGGCGCGCTTGTAATTAGCGGCAATGCAAACACCGCCCAGATTACAACCGCCGTAGCCTTTTGGCTTGTAGATGATGCAAGTGTGCAAGTACAATGCCAGATAGGTATTAACCGACCCGCACCGCCCGCGCCGACTATCAGCGTTACGCCATATAGTCAGACCGCAAATGTAAACACGATTGTTAGATTTATGGTAAGCGCTAACAGAGCATGGAGCGTTAAAATACCTAGCGGTGCTAGTTTGTATCGTAAAGACGGTAACTCGGTTTATATTTTAATAGGTAATACCGCTTTAACCAGAATTGTCTTAAGATTTTATATCAATGATGATGTGAATATCTATCAAGATGTACCAGTAAATATATTAGGTGTGTCGCCAATTCCGAGCGGCAGAAAAACGCCTTTAATATATTATTTAAAACCATTTTTAGGAAAAAGGAGGTAAAAAGATGACAGCAGACGAAGCTTTGAAAGCGATCTTAGGAAAGATTGAAGCGCCGGAGGAATTAGACGAAGAAATCAACGTAATCACGGAGTCAATCAGAAGTGGCGCAAACGTAACCGACGACGGCTACAAGGAACGCTATGAGGGATTACGCGAAAAGTACATTGCGCGTTTTGGCGAGATGTTAGCCGGACAGGAAAATCCGAGAACGGACATTGAAGAACCAAAAGCGGATGTTGAAGTGATTGAGGACGTAACGCCGGATATGCTCGATTTTGACGGTAGTACAGAGTAGAGAAAGAGAGGTAGAAGAAATTGGCTAATAAAGTAGCGGCAACAAATGTTGCCATATTAAACGCTGTGAGATCTATGCAAAGTCTGGAGTATCGGGACAGAATTCCCGAAGCGACGGCGGAAAATATCTCGTCTATTTACGAGAGTCTACTGAACATCGTACCGTTGCGTAACGCGTTTGCTAATGCTCTGGTTGAACAGATCATGGAACAGAGGATTGAGACGGTCTTTTTTGAAAATCCTCTGGGAGTCCTCAAAAGAGATCCTATGCGCTACGGCGGAACGGAAGAAGAAATTTTTGTGAACATGGCAAAGGGTAAGCAGTTTAACCAGTTTGCTACAGTAGCAGAGTTATACGCTTACTACCAGACAAGCGTCATGGCGGCTTACCATAAGATCACACCGGCTATCCAGTACGCGGTTACAGTTACTTTTGACAACTTGCGTACGGCGTTTAGATCGGAGTACGGCGTGCGCGATCTGATTAACGCAAAAGTGCAGTCACTTTTTGCGGCGGCGAACTGGGACGAATATTTATGTATGAAACGTTTGATTGAGAGCGCGAGCGCGGCAGATCAGCTTTATGCAGTTAATGTTGCAGACCCGACAGCGAGTGCGGAGAACGCGAAGAAGCTGACGAAGCTTGTCAAGGCGTACATTGGACAAATGAAGTTCCCGCACCCAGAATACAATATTGCCGGAGCAGATTCTTGCGCAAACGATCAAACAATTTTTTATATTACAACGCCAGAGATTGATGCAGAGTTAGATGTTGAGGTACTTGCTACCGCGTTTAATATGGACAAGGTGGATATTAACGTCCGAAAGATCATCATTGACAAGTTTGATGACCCGAACATTAAGCTTGCGTTATTTGATATGAGATTTTTCAATGTGCGCGAGAATTTCCGGACGCTGACGGATTCGAGAAATGGTGCGGCGCTGACGTGGAATTATTTTTATACGATGTCAGAGATGTTTTCCTATTCTCCGTTTTTTCCTTGTATCGTCTTTACCACAGACACCGTCGGGCTTACAACCGTGAGTATTACAGACACCGCCGGAAACGTGGGAACTGATGTGGGGATCACGGCGTTAGTAAGCGGAGACAGCCAGTACACGCCGCAAATGCTTGACTATGACGTTGAAGGCGCTACAAGTCAGTATACGTCCTTTATCCCCGGTTCTAATATTTTGCATATTGCAAATGACGAAAAAGCGGCAACACTTACGGTCAAAGCAACGTCAAGATATGATAGCACGATCAGCGGAACAGGTACTGTCACAGTCAACCAGTAAAATGTTTCACGTGAAACATTGATTTTTGAGGGGAGTGTAATGCTCCCCTAGAAATGAGGGAAACATGGATAGCATGATACCTATGCCAACACAAAAAAACGTAGACGGGATAGCACCTGTCGCACAAGTAAGAATCTGCCGCGGGATTCCTTGGGATTCGTCATATAACCATGTAAGGCTTTTTAATAGTCGAGAAGAACTTTTTGCTTATGTTGATAGCAAAGCAATTTATAGCACTGATAATGCCGCGCCAGTTAAGAGAGGTTACGCGGATTTTGCCGCACCCGTCAACGAGTTATACGCCGATAGCGCTAACTATATCGCATTTAAAAATGTTGGATATATGGATAATTGGATGTACGGCTTTATTACGAGCGTAGAACCGTTATCCGTGAACTCTTGCCGCGTGCATTTTATTATGGACGTCTGGACGAATTGCCAATTTGATATGGTACTAAATAAGTGCTATATCGAACGCCAGATTGTAAAAAAGAGTGAAGATGTGATAGGGCGGTATACTTTTCCAGAGGGATTGGAAACCGGAGATTATATCGTAAAACAAGAGACAGAACAAAATTATGATGCGCCGGAACTAAGTGATCGAAACATTATGAGCGTTGTCGTACCGAGCGCATTTGACGAGAACGGAAATTTTAACGGCGGCGAATTTAGAGATGGCGTGTATACTGCCATCACTTATAACGTTTTTGATAATGGAGACGGCGTAAACGATTTTTTAATTTCTGCTAACGCAAATGGTACTATTGACGGAATTTTAAACGCGTTTATGATGCCAACCAGCTTTATTGCAGAGGAAACACAATTCAAGCAACTTAATCTACCAAAAAAGTATGACAGTATTGACGGCTATGTGCCGAAAAATAAAAAACTGTTTTGTTATCCATATAACTTTTTATACGGAAACAACAACAACGGCACAGGAATAGAGTATAAATATGAGTATTTTTCCAGTGACGCTTGTAGTTTTACTTATACAGTAGCTATGACACCTAACCCTCTGTTAGTGTCCTACCCCATCCAGTATAGAGGATACGCCGTAGACTATACCGATATGCTTACATTTTCGGACTATCCAAAATGTGCTATCATGACAGACGCATACAAGGCATATATTGCGCAAATGACAAGCACCGCGGGCGCGAGCGCTTTAATGAGCGCGGGAAACGCGGTTTCGCAAGGTGTTGACACTGCCGCCGGAGTTTTTAGCGGTGTTGGAAAAGCGTTATCTGGTGCGGGTTTTGGTTTTTTGGGTGCGGCGGCGAGTGGAACGGGAAACGCCATAGCAACAGGAAAGCAAGCCGCGAGTGACGCTTTTAAGTCTAGCCCATTAAGTACTCTTAGTAGCACTGATTGGTCTGATGTTATCGGAAACGGTATAAAAGCGGTAGTTAATCATTTTTTACAACCGAGTGGAAACGTCACAACTGCTAGCGGTAATTCTAGTAAGATCATCGGAAACGACCACATTAGTTATTATCCGATGCAAATTCGAGCAGAGTATGCGCGGAAGATTGATGACTATTTTACCATGTTTGGGTACAAGATTGGAGAGATCGGACAACCCGCAATCAACAATAGAACGGCATGGGATTTTGTCAAAACACGTAATTGCACGATCAGCGGTAACATTGACCTTGATTACCTTGTTGTTTTACGATCAATATTTGACCGCGGTGTGACAATATGGCACACTAATGACATCGGTAATTATGGGCTTACAAACAATTAACGAAAAGAGGTAAAAAATGAAAAATCAATCTAAAGACGCTGAATATTTTAGTGTACCACAGTATCGCAATTATTATGTGCGTTACTTTAATATGTTGCATGAAATGATCGTGAACCGATTTGAATGGTTGGGATTGCCGGATGAAATTCCACCGAGAGTATTAGAAGATTATCTTTTCTGGTGGGGGCAGGCTGTCTTTTTTAAAGATGATGTACTAGAAAAATACGCCGCTATGAAAACCAACCTTGGCGGTACTGTAGATATTTATGGCGTACCTAACATGCGTTTCGCCCATGCACAACAGTATTTTAAAACGCTTGGAAAAAATAACAGTGTCATCATCTGGGACAGTAGCGTAGGTTATCCTAGCGTTGACTATGTGCAGATGTACGCGGAAAGTTTGGCAAATATGAGGATGACAAGAAATTTAAATATTTACGCGCAAAGAACGCCTGTTGTTATTGCGGGTAGCGAAAATCAGCGCTTAAGTATAAAAAACCTCTTTAAACAGTATAATGATTTTGTACCATTTATCAGCGTTAAAGACGGAATTAGTAACGTTGAGAACATGAAAGTACTAAATCTAAACCCACCTAACGTATTCGGTGACCTTACAACGGCTATGAGACAAGAAATTGCAGACTTTTGCGTCCAATTCGGTATTAGTAATATTGACGGCACAAAAAAAGAACGTTTAATTACGAGCGAAGTCGAACAAGATGCTGACCTCACGTTAATTAACCGGCAATCTTTTTTAAGTGTGCGAAAGCGCGCTTGTGAGCAGATTAACCGTCTGTTTGGACTTGAGGTTGATGTGCAATACATTGGTAACGGCTTAGGTCTGGAAAGAAAAGAAAAACTTGCAAATGGAGGTGACGAAAATGTCGACCTATACGACGAAGATTAGAGACTACATTGAGAGTTTTACAGACTGGAAAGATTTAAACGCAACTACTTATGACAAGATCGAAAAAGGTATGCCGAAGCTTTTCGACTTTACGTTTCCATGGTACAATGACGATGACACCAGTAAAACAGAGTTTGAACGTATGTTTATCATACACTTTTACATGTGTGAGATCGGTTTTGAAACCATCGGCTTATTTAAGCTTAAGTTAAACGACACGCTTACGCGAAATATGCCGAAATATAAGGCTATGTATGACAGTAATTTAGCAGTGGCACAGATTTTGGAAAACGTCAACATGACGTTTGACGATACTGACACAAGCGACGGAAACAACACAAGCGAAGCAGACCACACAATGAGTGACACAAATAACAGCAATTCCAATGATCAACGAATCAATAGCGACAACCCGCAAGTCAATTTTTCCGGTGCAGATTACGCAAGCGGTATGACTAGAGGACAGAGCACCGAAGAGGATAGACGCACGGTTAGCGAACAAAACACAGGCAAGAGTAATACATCCATTATAGATACTAGCCACCGGACGGAAAAAGGATGGCGCGGCAGTAAAATGAATGAACTCATTATGTACCGTGAGCACATTGTTAATGTTAATAACACAATCATTGCAGATTGCGAAGAATTATTTATGTCTGTATATGCAGATTTTGCGGAGCATGGTAACGATTTTAATATGGCGACTTACGGAAATCGTGGAAACTTGGGCTTATCTATTGATTGGATGAGATAGAGAGGAGAATGAAATGGCGAACAAAATTAACCCATTTGAACCTAACGTTAATTCCGGTCTGTACAACGTACACTTTCCGGACTTTGCGTTTTGGTTACAAAAAACACAGCCACTAGTGTATGATGATGCACTGTCCTATTATGAGGTTTTGTGCCGCATTAGCGCTATGCTTAATCAACTTACCAAACAAGTAAACGATCTGACCGATGCACAAAAGAAATTTATTGAGGACGCGACTAAGCTTTTGAATCAGATTATCAGCGAGTGGAACTCTATTGTTGACCGGTGGAATAACATTGTGACAGAATGGAATAGTATTGTCGATCAGTGGAATAACATTGTAACAGAATGGAATTCCATGAAAACCACATGGTCGCAATGGTCGGCTACTTTTGCACAGTGGACAAAAACTTTTAACGATATGGTTCAAAATAACAACCAATTTCAGACGGATATTACAAATCAGTTTAACTCATACAAAAACGAAATTAACAATATTATAACAAACTTTGAAAATGAAGTAAATGAAAAAATCAAAGATTTTGTAACGGTAGGAATTTTGGAACATGTTGTAACTTATGGCGGTATCTGGGAGCAAGTTGTAACGTTAGAGGCGGGAGCAAGTACAAGAATTTTACTACCGGAAAGTATGCAGAAAGATGGATTGTATTTTCTTGCAAATGCAAGTATTGATTGCGAAGGAATCATTGTTAATGTAGACAAATGGACAGTTGTTGCTTACAACGCAAGCGCGCAAACGAGAAACCCAAACTTACAAGTGTATGCGCTTGGAGAGTTTGGTATATTAAGATAACAGGGAGGAGTATAACATGTATAAAAAAGATTACCACCCAGACGAAAATTTAATTTATGAAACAGAGCACTATAAGTTTCCGGTGTCCAAGAGTACCACGGAAGACCCCGATCTTGCAAGAACTGTAAAAATCGACGAAGCGCTATACGACGAAGCAAAAGTAAGGTTAAACGAAGATACAAAACTAAACAAAAAAATTGATGATGAAACCAAAAACAGAGAAAACGCTGACCGGTCGTTGGAATCAGAAATCTATAAAATAACGCCAAGTATCAAATTTTTGTATTTTGGTAAAAATGATTTTACCACGTTAAGCGGTTCTCCGGTAAATGTAGAAGTTTATATAACCTGTCTCTTATACACATCTGACGC